GAAGGCGCCTTGGGTCGAAACCGTGGTCGTCACCGCGTAGCTGGCGTTGCCGGCGCCGCGATCTTGCGTCGACAGATGGGTGCTTTCGGCGAACTCAAAGCCCGAAGCGTAGCCCATGTATCCCTCACGGTACTGCTTGCCGACCTCGCGACCGTCCTGGAACAGACCCTTAAGGGCGTCCACAAGGCGGGCGTTGTCGAGGGTGTTCAGCAGGGCCGTGCGGCCACCAGCCGGGGTCAGGCTGTCTTCCAGCTTCTTGCGGCCTTCCAGAACCTTCGCGAAGGTGATGGCGGCAGCGGTGTTATCCACCTGATTGTAGACGTCCCGACGCATCGACAGGGCGTCGCTCTCGATGGCCGCCGAGAGAACCGCCATAGCGGGCTCGAGGATGCGCTTGGAGAAGTCGTCCAGCGACAGGGTGAGGTCAGCCGACGTAAACGCCAGATCAACACCCTTTTGAGTGGCGACTTGCAGCGTGACGCTGGTTTCGTTGGTGTCCTGCACCGACATTACACGGCCCGTACGGACGGTGTATTGGTTCGGCAGGCGGATCTTGAGGCTATCGCCGATCTTGGCGCCGGACTTGGCGAAGCTGTCATCGTACTGACGGTTGATGCTGCCGATGAAGGTCAGCTTCTGGTGCAGCACGCGGAGGGCTTCGCGAGTGACGGCGGTCGGCGTCAGAAGCGCATTGCTCATGACGAGTTCCTTTTATGGGAGGGGGTTTAACCGCGCTTTCGGGCGGCCTGTGCTTGTCGGGCCTTCATCCAGGCATCAACGCTCGCCCGGTCATCCAGCCTGCCGGACGGGGCGCTATTTGCGCCGCGCACCTTTTGCGCCGGTTGCACCGATTGAGCCTTGAGGCCCTGTTGAACGGCCTTGTTCGTCTTCGCGCCCTTTTCCAGCTCCATGAGCCGGTGCATGGCCACGATGAAACGCGCGTCAGTGACTTGGTTCAGCTCTTGCGGGCTGTAACCAAACTGCGTTCCAAACTGGATCAGCTTGCCAGCCAGATCAGGGGTAAGGGCGATGTTGTTTGCTTCAAGGTAAGCCATGCTTTCCTGTGCCTGGCGTGCGCTTTCGCGTGCCGCGACCAGTGAGGCTTCCTGTTGCGCCGATTGGACATACTGCCCAGCCTCGGCGCGGGCTTCCTTCAAGGCTTGATGCTTGCGAAGGGCGCTTTGGAGCGCAAGGGCATCCTCTTGCGCCTGATCGTACTGCCCGGCAGCACGAAAAGCGGAGACCCGTTGTTCCCAGCCGTCCCAATCAATCGTCTCATAGTCCGCAAGTTGCTGCTCGACCATGACCACGCGGGCCTTGGCCTGCACGATCTGTTCGGACACCTGAGACTGTTGGGCCAGCCTTTCGCCCAATTCCCGGCGCTGTTCAGCGATCTCTTGCGTTTTGCGGGTGTAGTCCGCCTGCATCAGGAACGCGCCCTTGAGCGCCTTCGGAATGCGGTGCTTTACCCCGTCTAGGTCAACCTCTTCGGTATCGTCCTCAGGCTCTGCCTCGTCGGCGTCGCCGTCAAACTCAACGTCCAGATCGTCCTGCACGTCCTCGACTTCCGGGGCTTCCGCTTCCGGATTGGTCTCGTTTTCCATGGTGTCCCTTTGGGGGTTAGATCAGGGGCTGCGCTGTGGCTTGGCCCAATGCGGTCATCCGCATTTCTTGTTCGACCCTTGCGCGGTCGGTCTCAGCCTCAAAACGCTTGGTCTGGGCTTCGAATTGTTTCACCTGAAGTTCCGCCGCCTTCAGCGACTGGTCCGACTTCATGGCCTCGTTTTCCGCCTGGAGCTGGCCGATCATGGCCTGACCTTGCTGAATCTGCTGTTGCAGTTCCGGCGGGATGCCTTGCTGTTGGCCTTGCGGGTTCAGCGCGGCGAGGCGCTTGGCGACTTCCTCGTGTTCCGGCCAGTCCATTGACTTGGCGATCAGGTCGCCCAGCAGCGGAGCGGCTTGCGGGAACGCCTGTATCAGCGCCGTCATCTGTTCGGCGGCTTCCTCGCGGCGTGACGTGTAGGACGGTCCAGCAGCGACGATCAGGTCATACTTGCCAGCGTCCAGCGCGTACACCGCCGGGATAGGCCGCCCCTCGCCGTCAACAACCGGCTGGCCCTTTTCGTCAAGGGCCTGCGTTTCTTGATTGATCGGCACATTGCGGGGCGAGCCGTCAACGCCCATGACGCGGATGATACGCTCTGTCGAGTACACGTGCGGGATCAGGTCAATCAGGATGCGCCCGGCGTGGCGAATGGCCCGCGACAGGTTGTCCACGAAGTGGAACGTGGACACGTCCCCTTCCCGCTGGCGAGCCATGATCGCCCGCCCGCTGGTCTCGTTAGACCGGGCGCCGAGCGAGGCGTCATAGATGCCAAGGATCGCCTTCATCTCGTCGGACGTAGACAGGGCCTCTTGCAGCGCGCCAGCCGGAACGCCAGCGAAGCCTTGACGCTGCGGAGCCTCCGGCCCGTCATACTCGATGAAGGCGTGCGTCGCGCTATTGGCGGTTTCCCACTTGCCGCGCTCGGTCTCAAACGCACCGACACGCCCGATAAACGGCGCCTTGGGGGCAAGGGCTACCAGCTCCGTCGCCATCGTGCGCCAATAGTTATACATCCGCTGTGCATCTTTGGCGTCGCGGATAAGCGAGCGGAAATGCCGCTTGCCCTCAACGTTTACCTCGTCACCGTAAACCGGGACGATGGGGATATACTTGCCCGGCCACTCGACCGTAGACAGAACCTCCGCCCCGGTCATGGTGTATTGCGTGACCTTGTAGCCCTCGATCTCACGGGGCGAGCCGACCACCGTAATTCCCTCAGCCTCGAACGTCGCCTGGTGCGTCGCGTAGACCTTGGCGTCGATAACCTCGCCGTTGGAGAGGAGGAGGATCTGCTTCTTTACCTTGTCGCGCTTCCACCATTCAGCGATCAGCACGCTATCGTCAGAGATCCACGGATCGCGCAGGCTGGAATAGGGCTCGTCGTTCCAGTTGACCGCCTCGGCGCCCTTGTACTCGCGTTCGAACACCGACTTCTTGATGACGTCGATGATAAAGGCGCTGTTCCAGTCGGAGCTATCAGCCGCCGTGGAATAGGGGTCGCCATAGACCGCCAGCGGGTTAGCGATCCGCTCAACGCACAAATCCTGGTCGAACGTGTCGCCGGTCGCGTACTTGGTGTTGATCCTAAAGAACCCGTACCCACCCGTTACCGCGCACTCCATCGCGGTATCGTACGCAACGTCAGCGTCTGACGTGTACTCAATGTTGCGGATAAGATCGCTGTAGATGTCCGCGACAGCCGGATCGGCGTCGCTATCCGCCGGGTGAACCTTAATGCTAGGCTTGTTCTGCCGGGCATCGTTGACCACCTGCCGGATAAACGCGGGCAGCTTGTTAACGGTCAGGACCGGGCGCTGTTCAAGCTCGCGCTGTTGCTTTACGCGCTCGTCCCATTGCTCGCCAAGCCGGGCAAACTTGACGTCATCCAGCCACAGTTCGCGGTTGTCGTTTTCGGCGTCGCGCGCCTGTTCAAACGCCTCGCGGGCCTGGTCTAGGATATCGTCAGACACTAGCCCATCCATCCGTAAGAGCCGACCTGCGATTGAGGGCGAGGCCGCTTGATCATCGGTTCTTCATAAGCGACGCAGCCAAGCCCAAAGGCGTCGGCGCCGTGCGACGACCAATCGTGCTTTGGCCCCAAGCCAACGCCGGTCTTTTCGTGTTTCTGTTCGTGATAGGCTCCGAGCGCGTCCAGCCCGCCTTGGCAGGTGTCAGCGTTGAACCACATCGATGGGAACAAGCGCCGCCCGGCCTCAATGCGAGCGGAAGCAGCGCCCTTGCCCTGGTTCGGGACCACTGTGACCGTGTAGCCCGCTGAACGCAGCGCGCTCTCATAAGAGACGTCGAAAACCTTGTCGTTGCTCGCCCCGTCGTGAGGCAGCCAGATTTGCGCGCGGTCGGGCGTATAGCCCTGCGCTCGCATCCAGTTGACGTGAGTGGCGAGCGGTTGGCCTTGCGCCTCGTA